AGAGTTTTGGTATATTTTTATACTACTTTATTATTAACTAATGAAAGTAGTAGAAAGGATGGTATTAAGGTAAAAAGTCATACTTTGTGCACTTTCTAGGAGCAAGGTTTTCGCAAAGATTTATTTTTTCAAGAAAGGATGGTGTTATGGAGGAATGGAGATCCTTAACCTTCCTTGGCTATGATCATTACGAGATAAGCGATCATGGACGAGTTCGAAACAACGGACACAGGACGAATCATAAGGGTTCATCCTAACAACCACAACATCTATCATGTTGGTTTATATTCTGAGGGCGTACGAACAAACTACAGTGTCGGCAAGTTAGTAGCGCTCGCATTTTTACCCAAGCCTGAAAGCGAATACTTCGATACAGTCACCCACAGGAACGGAAAGAAGTACGACAACTACTACGGAAACTTGGAGTGGCGTCCGCATTGGTTCTCGGTCAAGTACAATCAAGAGTACAATGCGATGAACTCATATCCTGAGACTCCTGTTGTTGAAACAACCACAAACCTCTGGTTTAAGCGAGTTCGAGACGCGGCGTCATATTTTTGTCTTCTTGAAGAAGACGTACACAAAGCCTGTCTTGGAGGACCCGCGCCTATATTTGGAAGAGACTTACGATTCGAGTACGAAAGTGAAGACTAATGTTTGGCCCAACAAACCCGCAAATCCTGCCAGTGGAGAAGTCGCTTGAGGTGATTGGCTTCCCAGACTACATCGTAGATCAGCGAGGTGTTATATTTAGAAAGAAGAACCGAAAGGAAATTCAACACCAGTATAACAACTACGACCATGTCTACGTCACGCTATATTCTAATGGAAAGCGAAAGAACGTCGGTGTGGCAAAAGCTACCCTGATTGCACACCAAGGAGAGTCTGACAACCCACGAGAGAGTTATATTCTCCACAAAGACGGCGACACCACTAATGTCTCTCTGTCTAACATCATGTGGGCAAGCAAAGTCCGTTCTTACAACCACCATCAGCGCATGAGGTCTAAGCGTGGTATATTTGAGTACGAAAGCCGTCCAATTAAGGAAGTGACACAAGGGCTCACATTCGACAACATCTTGCAAGCGGCTGCATATTTTGTGGGCGATCCGTTTGAGATTGAGAACAACCTACTTGGATTCCATAGCGACTTCTTTCCAAAGAGTTCCTATGACTTTCGCTACCGCTAGCCATATTTTTCGAAAAGTGGCTAAAAAGCCTATCCATACCTGTTCGAAACACATACCTTAATAGAAGGAGATAAGACTTTACATCTCTTTATATTTTTGGAGGTCAGGTTGTGGCTAAAGAGCGAGATTACCAAGCAGGTCTAATCAAGCGCTTGGAGAGCATATTTCCAGGATGCATGATTCTCAAGAACGACGCTAACTACCGACAGGGCATTCCAGATCTTCTTATTTTGTTCAAAGATCGTTGGGCTGCCCTTGAAGTGAAGCAATCGGCGAAAGCCAAGAAGCGTCCTAACCAAGATTACTATGTCAATCAGATGAATGACATGTCTTATGCGTCCTTTATTTCTCCCGACAACGAAGTGGAAATTCTAGATGAGATTCAAAGAGCACTACAACCTACAAGGAAAGCACGCGTTTCTAAGTCCAAGTAGTTACCATTGGATTAACTATGACGACGACAAGTTAACTGATCGCTTTAATACCGCCATGGCAGCCGCTCGCGGCACGGCTCTTCATGAGTTTGCTAAAGATGCGATTGAATTAGGCGTTCCTCTTGCAGACAATGGACAAACTATATCCTTGTACGTGAACGACGCTATTGAGTATCGAATGACTCCAGAGCAAGTTCTATATTACTCGGACAATTGCTTTGGAACAGCAGACGCTATTTCCTTCAACGGGCGCTTTCTTCGAATCCACGACCTCAAGACAGGCGTCTCACCCACTTCAGAGCATCAGCTTGAGATCTACGCTGCTATATTTTGCCTCGAGTATGGACACAACCCGTTTGATCTCCAAATGGAAACTCGAATCTACCAGTCTGATGAGATTCGTTGCTATGAGCCAGATCCAGGTGACATCATCCATATTATGGATACAATCATTCAGTTTGACAAGCGAATTGAACTTCTTAAAGATTCCATGTAGTTATATTTTTGAAAGGAGTTGTCATGCCTCTCATCATTGATGAAGAAGACTATCTGGCTCACTACGGTATGCCTCGTCGCTCTGGTCGATATCCTTGGGGCTCTGGCGAGACTCCCTACCAGAGAAGCGGCGATTTTCTTTCCAGGATTCAAGACCTTCGTAAAGAAGGATATTCTGAAACGCAGATTGCTGAAGCCATGGGAATCAACACAACCCAACTTCGTGCTTACAAGAGTGTGGCTCTAAAAGAGAAGCGCCACAATGATATTTTGCAGGCGCAGAAGCTCAAAGACTCTGGAATGTCGAACCTTGCTATTGCTAAGGAGATGGGAATCTCAGACCACAAGGTTGCAGATCTTCTTGCGCCCGGCGCGGCAGACAAAGCGGATATTTTGAACGCTACGTCGAACATGCTAATGAGCAAAGTCAACGAGAAAGGTTGGATTGACGTTGGCTCCGGAAACTCTAACTGGCTTGGCGTGTCTGAAGAACACCTAAAAGCTGCTTTGGAGATTGCGGAGGCTGAAGGGTATGAGGTTCATACGGTCAAGATTCCTCAAGTCAGCGATCCGAACAAGATGACAACCTACAAGGTGCTTGCTCCTGCTGGAACAGACCAAAAAGATATTTGGATGCACCCTGAGAAGATCCAGACCATCGACGACTACAGCGAAGATGGCGGAAGGTCTTTCGTTCAGATCCAAAGACCTAAAAGCATCGACTCTAGCCGAATTCAAGTTGTCTACGGAGACGAAGGTGGTGCTGAGCGTGATGGCATGATGTATATTCGCCCCGGCGTTGATGATATTTCGCTTGGTGGTTCCGCCTATGCTCAGGTTCGTGTTGCAGTTGACGGAACACACTATCTCAAAGGCATGGCCATGTACAAGACCGACATGCCCGATGGTGTTGATGTTATATTTAACACAAACAAGAAAGACACCGGAAACAAGCTTGATGCTCTAAAAGAGATGAAGTCTGATCCAGACAACCCGTTTGGTGCTCAGATCAAGCGCCAAATTCTCGATTCAGACGGAAAAGTCAAGTCTGCTATGAACATTGTGAACGAAGAAGGAGACTGGAACAACTGGTCTGACAATCTTGCGTCACAGATGCTTTCGAAGCAGTCTAAGAAGTTGGCAAAGTCTCAGCTGGATCTCGCATATTCTGAGCGACTTCAAGAGCTTGATGATATTAAGTCTCTTACAAACCCTTCAATCAAGAAGAAACTTCTTCAGTCTTACGCAGATCAAATGGACTCGGATGCGGTTCACTTGAAGGCAGCGGCACTTCCTCGTCAGAAGACGAAGGTTATTTTGCCTATGCCAGAGTTGAAAGACAACGAAGTCTATGCCCCAACATATCGTGATGGCGAAACACTTGCTCTTGTTCGATATCCTCATGCAGGAACCTTTGAGATCCCGGAAGTTGTGGTTAGAAACCACCCAAAGATCAAGAAAAAATATGGGATGCTTCCGGATGCTATTGGCATCAACTCTAAAGTTGCTGAGCGTCTTTCTGGTGCCGATTTCGATGGCGATTTTGTCCTGGCGATCCCTAACAACCAAAAGAGAGTTAAATCTACGCCTGCTCTTGAGGGATTGAAGGGGTTTGATCCTAAGTCCTACGCATATCCTAAAGAGGTTACTAAGGACCCGGGTTTCAAGAAGATGTCTGATAAGACAAAAGGCCTTCAAATGGGAACGGTCTCAAATCTTATTACAGACATGACAATTAAAGGTGCAAAAGAGGACGAGATTGTTCGTGCTGTTAAGCACTCAATGGTTGTTATTGATGCTCAGAAGCACGATCTTAACTGGAAGAAGTCCGCCGCAGACAATGGTATTTTAGCTCTGCAAAAGAAATATTCCAGTCCGACTCGTGGTGCCGACACTCTTATTTCTAAATCAACTGGCTCTGTCAAAGTCGATGAATTCCGCCCTAGGTCTATGGCCAAAGGCGGGCCCATTGATAAAAAGACAGGTAAGGTTATTTATGAAAAGACCGGCAGGACTAAGAAGAATAAAAAGGGGGAGACTGTCAAGCGCCTAACGGAGACCACCCAGGGTGCAATGACAGATAACCTCCACACCCTATCCTCCGGGTCGGAGATAGAGCACGTATATGCCACCCATGGCAACAAGCTTAAGTCTCTAGCCAACCAGGCTCGTAAAGAGATGATGGCAACGAAGACGATTCCTTACTCTCCGTCAGCTAAGAAGGCGTACTCTTCTGAAGTAGAGAGCCTTAACAAGAAACTTGACACCGCTGTTAGGAATGCTCCTCGTGAAAGGCAGGCTCAAGCTATAGCTAATAGTCAGATTCGTGCAATCAGGAAAGACCATCCTGAGTATGATAGTGATGACATTAGAAAGGCAAGAGGAAGAGCAATCAACAACGCTCGCGCTCAGACTGGAGCGAACAAGACTCAAGTAAAGATTGAAGAGCGTGAATGGGAAGCCATCCAGGCAGGCGCAATCAGTGCCCACAAACTAGACAAGATTCTCCAGAATGCCGATCTAGATGTTGTTCGTGAGCACGCAATGCCAAAGAGACAGAACGGAATGACTAAAGCAAAGGAAGCAAGAGCCAAAGCAATGCTTAACTCTGGTTACACTATTGCTGACGTTGCCGATGCTCTTGGTGTTAGCGCAACTACAATCACAAGAATTGAGTAATCAAAAGAAAGGAGACAAATCATGGCTTCGCTACTTACAACTGTTGACAATCCTTTCAATCCTCATACAAACTTTGACGAATGGTATGCATTCGACTTACGTATGGGGTATGATACACTGGGCTACCTTGCAAGAATCACCCCAACCTCTCCGGAGTTAACGGAAGAAGAACAGGAGATGTTCGCGGAAGCAGCTATAGACGAAGCGGTTAGGATAAATCCGCTTGGAATCTATAGAAAAGTTTCTTATACCCCTGAGGGTGTGTAATTACTAAAAATAAAAAGAACCTCTTATTTTTTAGTTTTTACACAATCGCCCCCTATCTCGTTTTTCTTTGACGCTCTCAATAGAGACCCTACAAAGATCTACGAGGTTAGGGTTTAGATTTGGGGTCAAAGACATTAAAACAACCCACTCCTTATCTTTTTGGACTTCTATCATATGTTAATGTTGTAAAGTCGGTTCGATCTTTTATAGTTCGTCCTTTCATTTACGACTTTAAACCTATTGTTAAG